ATTGGACAGTTGATGTGATTGGTTACTTTGATGGAAGCAAGACTATCTGGGAAGTCGTCCAACATGCACAGTGGGGCTAAAAGAGTGTGCCTAAGAAACCACAACTACAAGAGATCAAGAAGTGCCAACAAAGCTTCAAGCATTTCTGTAGATACCTAAAGCTTATTGATAAGCAAGGTGATCTTGTAACCTTCAAACCTAATAAGGCACAAAAGGCTTTTTATCAAGAACTAGATAAAAATCCTTGGACCTATTGTCTAAAGGCTAGGCAGTTGGGAATGTCAACTGCGATTGCTGCAAGATACTTCTGGAAAGTTCTATTCACTCCCAATTATAAGATTGCTGTAATAGCACACACATCTTCTGCAGCCAAGAACATCTTTGAGATTTATACTCGTTTCTATAAATCACTTCCCAAGTTTCTTAAGTTCAAGACAGAAGCATCCAGTGTAAATGAACTAAAATTTTTTCATGGAGGTTCCATCAAGGTTTCTTCTGCTGGTTCTGCTGCATTTCGTGGTAGCACCTTCAACTCATTACACCTTTCAGAGTTGTGCTACTACACAGATCTACAAAAGACAATCTCAGCAATCTTTCAAACTGCAACTGATGATGCAGAGATCATTATTGAAACAACTGCCAATGGTCTAAACTCAGGTTATAAATTCTGGGTTGAACAGAATGGATTCAACAAGTTTTTCTTGCCATGGTGGTTTGATAAGGGCTATGCATCCACCTCTCCCACAACTAAAACAACATGGGAGATGGACTATCAAAGAGCACATAAACTTACAAACAAACAAATAGGATGGGTCCGATATGCCATTGACACAAAGTGTGGTGGTGATATCAACATCTTTAATCAAGAGTATCCTGCAACTGCAGAGATAGCTTTCATTACCAGTGGTACAAACTTCTTCAACACACTTTATAAGAGTGTTGTCAGACCAGGGAAGGATGGACTTATCATCTATCAAGAACCTGTACAATATAGATCTTATATCATTGGAGTGGATACTGCATCAGGTGATCCTGAAGGAGACTACTCAGCAGCAGTTGTCATTGATGCATCACATGAAAGACAGATTGAAGTTGTTGCAACACATTATGTCAGGAAGCCAATGATTGAATTCTCTAAAGATGTTTTAGATCTGGCTCTGAAGTATGATGCATTGGTCACAGTTGAATCAAACTCTTATGGTCTTGCAGTATTAGAATATTTGCAAACACATGCGTATCCTCACTTATATCGTAGGGCATCTTATGATAAGCTAGGGGACAAGTACATAGAGAAGCTAGGTTATAATACTAACATGGCAACTCGACCATTGATGTTAGCTAAGTTACAGGAGTGGACAAATAAAAAGTGGCTCAAGCCAGTCTGCAATAGAATCAAGTACGAAATTAATTCTTTTGTTTATAATGAAAAGGGCAAAGCAGAAGCTGCACCTGGGCAACATGACGATCTTATCTTTGCAATAGGGTTGGCTTTGATGGGGATAGATCAAGTATATGCACATCAACAGGCAATTGAATTGAAACACAGACCTACAAATATTGCAGATATGATCAAATGGGAAATGGCTACAGGAAAGAAGTATGCAGATTGTGTTGATGATTTTGACAATTCTGATTTGGAAGACAAGTTATCAGAAGTGATCCCATCATTCTAATGAAGAAGGTAGATTGGGATAAACTAAATGAAAAGATAGCCACTCAAGTTCCTAGAAGGCAGGGTGGTAGAAACAAACTAACCTTTAGACAGATTGAAGAAATCAAATGGAAAGCTTTTACCCCTGAGTATGATTGTGTAGGTGGGGTAAAGAAGTTAGCAGAGGAATATAATGTCAGACCTTGTACAATTTCTTCGATCAAAACTAGCGAAGCACATGGTAAGGGTTGGAGAAAGTACTAATATTCTGAGAAAGAAAGATATATATAAATGAAATCGAGGCAGACTCGTTAAACCTGTTTCAATATGGAGGTAGCCATGGGGTTACTAAATGAAGAGTCGTTAAATGAGGCTTTCAAGAGTGTTGCTCAAGAAGTCGAAGCTGATTCCCCGACAGAACCAGTAGTAGAAGAAGTAGTGGAAGCTACACCTTCTGAAGAGGTGGTGGAGGAAACTCCTCAACCTGAGTCTGAAAAGACTGAACCTGTAGAAGAGCCAGTTGATGATGGACATATCATTCCATATGCCAGATTCAAGAAGGTTGTTGGTGCCAGGAATGATCTGCGAAGTGAGAACGATACTCTCAAGGCACGAATGCAGCAAATGGAAGAGCAGTATAAAAACCTGCAAACTCCAAACAAAGGTTCTGTTGCACAGGAAAATGATCCTTGGTGGAAGGAATATGCTAATGATTCAGCTACTGAACCAGAAGTAAGTTCTGACTACTCAGGATTGGAAGCGAGGTTGCACAAGTTTGAAGTGCAACAGGCTCAAGGTACTTTGAGAAACGAAATTGCTGAGGCACAGAAGAATTATCCTACTGTACCTCAAGAAGTTTTACTTCAAGCAGTCATTCAGGATCCATCTACAAAGATTGATCTTATTGCTCGTCAATATCATGAATGGGTTTCTCATATCCAAGACGAAGCCATTGCTTCTCATAGACAGGATGCTAACTTAGTTGAAACTAAAGAAGCCCCTGCTAGAGTAGCTGGTAAGAGTAAAGGAAGTACTAGGAGTCTTACTACTGGTGCAGAGTCAAAGCCGAAGAATTTAGCTGAGGCTGGAGATGCTCTGCATAATTTCTTGAAAAAGAATTCCATATTTTAACAGGAGGATTTATAAATGGGACAAGCTACAAGAAGTACGCTAGAAAATTTACTTAAAGATTTTTATGTCGGTCCAATTCAGGAGACATTGAATACTGAGGTTCTAGCAGTTGAGATGTTTGAGAAGTTGCGGTTAGATTGGAATGGAAAGCAGGTTATTATTCCTGTGCATTCGTCTCGGTCTGCTGCAACTGTTGATATTGCAGGAGGTGGAGATGATCAGGATGCCAAGTACACTGACATTGCTGATGGAGCTTCATCTGTTGCGTTTGGTACTGAGACTGGTGATCTACCAGTTGCTGCTAACCAGACTTACCTACAGTTGACAGTAACTGCGAAACAACTATTCGGTCGTTTCCAGATTACAGGTCTTGCCATGGCTTCTGCAAAGAGTGGTGGTGTAGGATCGTTTGCATCCTATGTTGATGCAGAAATGAATCGTCTAGCTGACGATCTCAAGAACCTTGCTAACAGGGCATTCTTCTCTGGTGGGCATGTTTTAGGACTGCTCCATGAGAAAAAGAGCACTGCTGCAGACAAGGAGTGGGAATTCTGTGGTGATATTGCCAAGTGCAATAGTGTTCGTACTGAGCGAGCCGCAGATGTACAGGTACAGCTAAGGCGATCAGACACCATGGCTGGTGTGGGTGTTGAACTGCTATCCACTGTCAACCTTGATCGTGCTACGATTGAGTTTGATGGTGCTGTAGATACTGAGTCTGTGCCAGGGGGTGTTGCTATTTGGGTTGAGGTCACTGATGGTAATGCTACTGTTGATTATCTTGACAATGAGGTTGGTGGTGTTCTAAACAACCTTGGTAAGAATAGTCACTTTGGTAATACTCGTAGTGATGCTGCCAATTCTGGTCTTAGGTCGGTGGTTCGTACTGCCTCTAAGGAAGCACCAGTTGCTGGTCAGGTCAAGAGTTCTAAAGCCACTATGGCTCTAGAGCAGTTACAAGATCTACTTGATCAGATCGATGTTCGTTCGGGTGCTGTGCCTGATGTTCTACTCTGCCATCCTGTCATGCGACAGGAGTACATTAAGTTGTGCCAGGGTACAGTGAACATTAACCTTGCTGGTGGAGGTGCTTTGGCTAAGGGTGATGCTGGTGTGCTAAACATTAGTTATAACAACATTCCTTTCAAGGCTGCTCGTCAGTGTCCAAGAGGTCTAATCTTCTTCGTTCAGACGAAGGGTTGGAAGCTAGCTCAGCTTGAGGCACCAGGGTTTGCGGATCTTGATGGAGCAATCCTTAGTCGTGTAAACAACAAGGATGCTTTTGATGGGTACTATCGTTGGTACTTCGATCTGGTATGCACTTCACCTTGTACTCAGGGAGTCCTTACAGGTATTGACTTCTCAGGTGCTGGTGCTGGTGAGGCGTAAAATAAAGTAACCTTTCAGTTACTTAGCTCTGTAAAGGGGAGGGGTGGTAAAAAGCTGCTCCTCCCCTTTCTTTATTTGGAGTTTGTATGTGGAGTGAAATATTAGCAGGGTTAGGAGTGCTCATCTTACTACAGATAAACATACTACTAACACTATTCATCTTGAAGCAAAAGATGGATATTAAAGAGAGGAAAGAAATATTGCAGCCATCATTCAATGAGATTGAATCTCTGAGTGATGTTTATAGTTTGGAGGACAATTAACATGGCACAATTCGTTAGGAGTAGGAAGGATACAAAAGCTGAACTGGCTAGAAGGAAAGCAGCACAGCAACTTGCTGAACAACAGATGGCACAACAGGAAGATATCAAAGAGGGTTCCATTATCGGTGCTGCTGGTATGCCAGTTGGAGCAGGTATTGGTGCTCTTATCGGTGCATTAGTTGGTGGCATACCAACTGGGGGAGCAGGTGCTGGTCCAGGGGCTATAGCTGGTGCAAAGCTTGGTGCTCTTATTGGTGGTACTGCAGGAAGTGCAGGTGCTGCTGTCAAGTATGCAACAGCAGAAGAAGTAGATCCAGCATTGGTAGCTCAAGCTGCAGGAGCGACTGTAAGAGGTACGCAACAGATTGCAGAACGAGCACCTTCGTTAGTAGAAAAGTTTGAAACACCTGTTCGGTTTGAGCCAGGATTGGTTCCACCTATGGGTTCCCCTGGTACTGGTGGTAAACCATCTCTGTATGGAACCCCTGGTGGTGCTGCAGGAGAACTTACAATCTCACCTGAACTGGCTACATTAATGGCTACTAAAGGTCTATACTAACCATGGCAGATAACTTCATGGTTGAAGGGTCTGATGAAGAATATCCCAATATCAAATCTGATTTAGACCTTTTCAGAAACAAGCTTACTGCTGAAAAACGAGTATGGGATTTATGTTTGCTATACCTCCAAGGCAAACAACATCTAACATGGGATCGTAATTCCAAAGCCTATACCTCAGATAGAGGTTTTAGTTATAAAGCAAAGTACACCTTCAATCTTCTTCTAAACCTTTATCGTACAGTCATTTCCAAACTTCAATTAGAGACTCCACACATTGCAGTATTACCTGCATCTGCTTCAGACGAAGACATAGTAAAAGCCAAATCCTCAGAAGAAGCACTAGGATATTATTGGTCTAGTGAGGGGATGCATGATATAATGCACAAAGCACTTACATGGTTAGTTTCTACTGGCAATGTTGGTCTTCACACTTACTACGATCCAGATGATGAAGCTGTGCATACCAAGGTAGTTTCACCTTTTGATATCTTCTTTGAACCAGGGGTAATGGATTATGAGGAAAGTCAATGGTGTGCAGTAAGAAGTTTAGTTACTAAGAAACAAGCTGCAGCATTGTATCCTGATGATAAAAGTTATATTGAACAGTTAGGTACAATTGACAACATGGATCTTCCTTATTCTAATACTGATAATCCACCTCCAGAAAGATTAGAAGTTTATGATGTTTATTGGAAGGATGGTAGGTATGCCATCATGATTGGTTCAAGGTATGTTGCCAAGGGTAAGTTCTCAAAACCAATAATGCCTGTACAGCACATTAGATACACAGACATTCCATATAAATTATGGGGTGTTGGTCTAGTGGAAAATCTTTTAGACCTACAGAACATCTACAACAGAACACGAAATCAAGTCATTGAGAATATTGACCTTATGAGTCATCCTAAGTGGTTGATTCCTAAGAGTGCTGGTATTTCCAATAATGCTATCAAAGGAAAGCCAGGAGAAAAGATTTATTATAATGCAGCAGGAGGTGCACCATCACAGATTACTGGTGCTCCTTTGCCTCCATATGTCATGGTAAACATTCAACAACTCCAAGGAGAGATGAATGATATTGCAGGAATACACTCAACATCAATGGGTAAAAGAGCAGTAGGTATTAATTCTGCTGCAGCCATCGAACAACTATCAGGACAGGATACTTCACAACTTGCAATGACTCAATTGAATATTGAGAATGCTATAAGAGATTTAGCTACGACTGTTCTGGTATTAATGAAGGAATATTATACTCAGGAAAAGATGGTGAGGATGATGGATGATCAAGGCAATATGGTATTCAAAGCCATAAGTGCTACCAATATTGTTGAAGATGCAGAAGTTCATCTAGAAGCAGGAGCCATCTTTGCTGATAATGCTAATGATAGAAATGCAAAGGTCATACAGATGCTTCAACTTGGTCTTATCACCAAAGAAGATGCTGTACAGGAACTTAGCTTCAAGACTAATAGGGGTTATGTTCTTAAGAAGATTGCCAATACAGCACATGCATTGGATGTACTTGAAGCAGCTAAGACTGGTGCTGGTGTAGAATTATTCCCATCAGATGATCTTGGTTCTTTTGAATCAGTGTTCTCTAACTTCATGAGAACAGAAGAGTTCTATACGATGACTGAGGAAGAACAGAATCATATCTCTACAATCTACATGGAAATCAATCGGATGATGCAAATGCCTAATCCATTAGAACAACCTAGATTGACGCTTCCACCTGAACCACAAGGACCACAAGGTTTGGTTCCTAGTATTGCAGGATTAACAGGTGCACAATCAAATGTGCAACCTCCAGGGATCATTGGTAGACCACCAGTAGGTCAGACTCCTGAACAGCAGACAGAGGAAACTTCTGCTAGAAGGGCAGAAGCAATGTTGAAGACACCAATGGGAGGTATAGGTTAATGACTGGAGCGGAACTTAAAGCACTCTTTAATGAGTATTGTGATGAAACTGATGAAACATTTCTCACATCAGCCAATGTCACAACCTATCTTAAAATTGGTTATAGAGAGTTTAGAAACTTCATTAATCAACATGACCCCTTTGCATACGCAACCACTGCTGATATAACTCCAGGGGCAGTTAGTGAATATGATTTATCTGCTGCAGCAAATGCAGTAAGACTCTTAGGAAGTGATCGTACTCAGGATGGAATGTCTAGACTTCTTAAGATAGGTGCAGTTGATGGTAGTGATAGTACAAAGATCAATTGGTATCTTCAAGGTGTCCAATCTAGACAGGCTTTGCAAGATAATGAATCAAGTTATTTTCTACAAGGATCAACAGTATTCTTTTCAAATGATCTGGCTTCAGACCTAGTACTTAGATTCTTTTATGTGCCCATGTCAGATCTAAATGTTGCTGCTACTTTCATCGATGATTTTGAGGAGTGGCATGATATCATTGCAATGATGGCTTATAAGCATTATGCGATTAGAGATGCTGCAGATAATGTAGTGCTAGTGAATGCATTAAATGCTAGGTTGGCTCAATTTGCTGAGTATCTACAGGCAGGTAGAGTAGTCGAGATGAATAACTTTGTATCGTATGTGGATGATAACTAATGGCAGTTAAGAAAACCGAAGTTGAATTAATCACACCTACCATGTTTGAAGATGCCGCTAAGGGTGTCTTCATTCAAAACATGCTTCGTAATAAGAAGGGGTGGGAAGTTCGCAAAGGTTTTGGTCAGATTGCAAATTTAGACTTTACTACTTCTTTAAGAAATTCAGTTGCTGCAACTGCAACCAATGCTCCAATAGGAGATTGGCAGGTTGAACAGCATCTAGGTTCTCACTTGATTCGTACCAACTTTGGGCATGAACAAATAGTATCTGTGTTCTTGGCGAAGATCTTTACAGGAAGTAATAATGATGAAGTAGCATATGATGGTGTTGTTGCAGCCACCAAGGGAATAGGATCACTAGGAAATTGGGTAAGATCATATGTTGTATCAATATACGATGTGACTACTGATGATTGGTGGGACGAACTATTATATAAACACACAACATCTGCATCTAGAACTAAGGTGTGGAAAGAAGATGTCATACCAATGTGGTCAAGAAAAGCAACCTATGAATCGGTTGTCTTTAATGATTACTCTAACTTCATTCATGGATTTGCAGATGAATACTTCTTCTTTGAAGAATTTGATGACACCTTGTATTTTGGAAATGAGAAGGCTGGTGTCTTTGCATACTTCCCTTCCATATTCAGGAACACAAGATCAGATCTATTAGAAGCAAGATCTAGAAGGCAGTTAGATAGTGAGGTTGCAAATCAGTGTGCTGGTACGAACTTAGGGGAAACCTCGATGATTGTTCCTATCGTTCATGGTGTTGGAATATATCATGATGCATACACTTATCTAGATAGCGCAACATTCCCACAAAGAATTAGTGCAATCACTAGCTTAGGAAGAAGGCTAATATTCGGTGCAGAGAAAACAGTTTATATAGCTGATGAAGGCAGACCTACTTCTATCATGGCAATGAACTCTTTCTTTCTAGGTTCTGAAGATAACATTACTGCCATGGAAGAATTCAATGGTAAGCTACTAATCTTTACAAAGAATGAAACTTATATGTTCCAGCCTGGAGGTGGATCTGGTTTACCAGCAGAAGGATCTTTAATCAAGCTATCAGGTGATGTTGGTTGTCTTAATGCAAGTTCAATTGTAAGATGGGAAGGTGGTGTTACTTGGGTTGATGTTAGTGGAATTTATAATTCTACTGGTGGTGCTTTCACAAAGATATCTGAAAATGTTGATGGATTCTTTAGAGACTTCATGACCAATCCACTAACCTCTTATTATGAAGATGGTTCTGCATGGGCAGATCAAGGTTATGACCAACCAACTGGTTTAGTATATGCACTAACAAAAAGCATACATGGTTCTGTTAATGTTACATGGGATGCAACTCGTAGAAATGTTCTATACACCTTTCCAGAACTAAACATCAGTTTCTGTTGGAATGTTGATGAAGGCTTTTCAGTTTGGAACTTTGAATCAAGGGCACCTAAATCTACAGGTGTTATAGATGCTCGTACAAATATGAGAAGTACTTGGTTGATGGCTGGTGAAACTGAGCTTTACTCTGCTGCGCTTGACCCTCCACAACTCATAACAGACTTCACATATGATGGTGGTGTTGCATTAAGAAGTAGTCCAGGCTCACCATCAACAGCAGCTAGAAATACTAGATCTAGAAGTTTCATTGTTATGCAATATGGAAAGGGTGGTGCCATTGATAGATCCTGTAAGAATGAAGATACTAGGATTCTTAATGGTCACTACTACTTGTTGTCTTCTGGTAATACAGGTACCCCTGGAACAATTGCTCCTACAAATATAAATTGTGCTACATACATTGAGCCATGGATTCCACTACCTGCAGGATATACATTCCCTACTGGAGAGGTTCTAGGACAGCATGTTATTTCAGTAAAACTATCTAGTGGTGGTTCTAGCTATCCTAGTTCTGGAACTACAGTAACATTCTCTGCCCCTGGTGGTGGAGGTACAACTGCAACAGGTTCAGTAACAGTTGCTGGTGGAGCAGTCACTGCAATCACGATAACCAATGCTGGTTCAAAATACACATCACCTCCAACAGTAACAATATCTGCTTCTGTTGGTTCAGGTGCAGCAGGAGTTGCAGTACTTGCATCAGATGCAGGATTCCTATTACCAATAACAGTTCGCATGGGTCATGATAAACCAGATGCTGCTGATATTAATACAGGCAATATTCCTCCTGATGTATTCTACATTCAGTTTTCATTTGATAATGTGCATTGGCAACCAGTTTATAAGAGTGCTGCTAGCACAGAGATTGATTTGATTCTACCTCCTGAAAGAGCTTGGTATGCTGGCAATATGGTTGGCAAGGTAAGAAAATCTGGAGGTATTTCTAGTAGGGATGGAAACACAATAAGAATCCAATATACACAAGCTACTGGTAGTGGTCATATGAATATGGTTGCCAGATCAAAACAACCGATCTGTTATCTTCCAATGGTCTATAGTCCAGAAGGCACATTAGCAAGTAATAAGACTTTTGAGAATGTTATAACCATGGGTATCGTTGGAAGGGATGATACAAACAATTACGCATTTACAGAGATTGGTGATACATCATTACAGAAAGGAAGGATCTATGCATGGCAACAGGCAACACACCTATCTGTAAGAAATGATGATGATTACATGGCACAGTCTGTAGATTGGGCATTCAAATCAAATGAAGTTGGTATCAGAGAGGGTGTAATAGCAAAGGCTAGAACACTTTATCTAAGCTTAGTTTCGCATGGTAAAGGTGATGATCCAATTGTATCCGCAGGAGATATTGGTCCACTTAACACTCTATTAGGTTCAGACTTTAAGGAATATGCATCACAGGTTTTAGACTTTGATGGAATGGATGATGTAGCCAATCTATCTAGAATTACAGACAATACATCTATTAGAACAAGGTTGAAGGACTCTGCAGGTACCTTACAGAATGTTACATTTGATAATACTGGCAAATATGATATTGATGTCAATGGGGGAGGTGATGATGTAGTTCTTGCTTCCAATGAAGCTTACAATACAATCTCATTTTCAGACTCAGTAAAGGGTGAAATGTTTAGTTGGTTGGTCTATGGCTTTATGAGAGATAGGGCAGAAAAGATTTTAATTGATTCAATGAAAGCTTCCTTTGTTCCTAGTGGTGGTCGAAGAAGGAGGGGTAGGTAATGGGCTTTGGTAACAGAGAAATCTATGATAATGGATATGGCAATGCTACACAACAACTAAATCTAGAAACAAGAGAAAGATCTTATCATGCACCCATAAGAAACTTACGAATTGTAACACCATCTGATTTACTATCAGAGACTAAAGAAAGCTACAATAGCTTCTTCTTAGCTAGTGGAGACTATGGTGGTCAACTTTTTAAGAAACAATACACCAGAGTAATTGGAACTGGAGAATCGGTTTTCAATAATCAAGTTATATGTGATCGAGACTCAATTGTAGTTTTTGATAATTGTATCTTTGAATCTAGAATGAGTGAGGGTAGTAGGACCAACAATAATATTTTAGTTGAAGTTAGAGGTGGAGCCAAAGTTGTATTCTCAAATTGTGTTTTTAGAAAGAGCACTAATGATAGGGCAGATGATGATTCCTATGATTATAATTGGGTCTATGTCTTGGAGGATGGTAAGGCATCATTTAATGGGTGCATCTTTTCAGGTGGTTCAGCACAAAGCAATGTGGGATTTGTTGTGATGAGTCATGCAAATAATGCTCTGACAGATGTTCAACTGACTGCTGGTATCAATGCTACTAATCAAACAAATGTGGATAGCACTTCATCTGGACATTATAATGTCACAGTTATATCGGAGATGACATAATGGCTGATGGTGGAATTAGGAAAGTAACTAAGCAACAGTTCTCAGATGGCACTACCATCGATGGAGATAGGATTGATAGTGCATTAGAAGATGTTAAAGATCGAATCAATAATGTAAGTGTTGGTGATCTAAAAAGGAGAATGGTACAAAACCAATATGTTATGGGATTCATACCGACCAATGGAGTAAACCATGGTGAGACTGCAGATGGGTTCTTTCCATATGCTAATCGATTCAATAACATAACTGGTCAGACAAGCTTTCCTTTTCTGTATCACATCAACTCAACACTGAATAATGTTGAATATCGTAGTGTCTTTAGTGGTCAAGCTGCAAACCCATCTGTAGGAGATGGTGGTGTTCTTAACACATACAGGATGAAAGGTTACTTACCTGCATCCCCTGAATCTCCAGTTACAGGTGCAGATATCTTAGGGCTTGATGGTTGTTGGATATGGGATACCAGTTGGTATTTTACCAATCCTGTTATCGTTACTGACCTTTCAGTGATATTCCATACTACTAAAACTGCAGGGAAATATGATAATGATTTTATAAATGCTGGTTCTGGCAATGCTCCTGATGGTAACAACTTAGCAACTAGCTACATCAACTGTACTCTTAGCGTTGATAACCCATTTCAACCAGAGAACAGAAGGTACAACGATAAGGAAATAGCCTTTCAAGGTTTTAAGGCAGACTGTTATTTTATGAATTGTGAGGATGCATCACATGCTGCAGCCGATGATATGTTACCTGCTCTACCAACAGGAGGTTCTGAACATGGTAGTAATGCATTAGGAGGCTTATGCATTAGAGCTTTACCTAATTCTCTCAATGTACCCATCAAACAAAATGCTAGAGTAAGATTAGATATTGAAATTCCACAGTTCAGTTATTCTAATGCTGTTGCCTCCCCTTGGTCTGATTCGTCAATCAAATCTAGAGTACCATTCTCGTTGCAATATTACACTGTGGTTGTAACAGTGCTTGAGGAGGTAATAGCATAATGGCAAAGATTGATAGAAAGAAAATAGCAAGAGGTACTACACTTTATCGTAAGAATATGTATCAGACTTTGGAGGATGCAGCAGATGAATTAGGCTTACCAGTTGATACTAGGATAGCAGGTTCAGATGTTACAGTACCAAACATCAATACAGAAAACCTAGAAACTCCAAATGGAGTATTCAGATTGAATTTTCATATTCCATATGCTGGTGCTAGATTCTTTTCCAATGGCTATGATAGAAATGCACTGTTGTTTCCATTCACTCTACCTCCACTACAAGATTATTGGGATGATGATGCCAAGACAGATGAGGATACACCAAGCTATACTTTACTTGAATTTAGTTTGAGCTTTGATCAGAGGTCAGAAAATGTTGCGATAGGTGATGCCTACTATACTGCAAACAAAGTTGATCCTGCAACAGACAAAGGCAAGTATTCTGGTTTCATGAATTACGATGAGGTTGATGATTATAACATCAGAATAAGTTTACTTGAAAAGGATCAATGGAAGTTTAATCAGAGTGAAGGTGTTGTAAGCAGTACTGGAATTGATCCCTATGCATTCATCCCAAAGAAAGAAATCTTCTCTACTACATTATCATCTACTAATTTTAATAGCAGAGATTTTAGAAACAATCCTTTAGTGATTGCAGATTTGAACGAACAACTAAAACCTTATAAGACATACATACTTTGCTTCAATCCAGATGCATTAAATGATACTGCTAATGTTGATGGTACTAGCTATACTGAGTATGGTGGTATGGCATATGTTAGTTTGAATCTTAATCTTAAGCTGAAGACTCCTCTAGTCAAAAGAGATACATATGATGGTTCAACCAATCCTGGGAGTGGAGTGCCCTCAGGTAAGACACAGAACCTTCCAGATAAGCATGATGGCAAACCAACAGTTACCACTACAGGATTAGATTTACCTGCTGCTACTACTGTAATTAAAGCAGATGAGACTGAAGGGTTCTCAACAAACATTGAAGCTATCGATGAAGTATTTGTTGATAAGCTTAAGGGTGGTTATTCTGCACAATCTGAAGTTTCACCATATGAAAATATCATTACAGATGCTGGGTATGAAGTCATCTGTGTTCCAGTTTGGGGTGGTCAGTTAGGAGATATCAGGGTACAAGATAATGTAACTGCAAAGACTGATACCAACTTTGGAAAGTTTGATCCTTACTTGTTGCCATGGGCTAACCATACTTCTACTGATGGTACGAATATGGATGCGATGACACAGAAACAAGTAGATCGTAGAATTATTCCATTAGCTTATCCTATGACAGTTCATCATGTTATTGGTTGTATCAGTTTCAATTCACCTAAGGTAACAGACTCATCAGGTGCTGCTATAAGTTATTTTAATAGAAGCTCAAAAGGTACAGCACCTGAAGAGACAGACCTTAAGTTTCAGATTGGTGTTGGTATGGGTACAGGATTAAGGGGTGACTATCTGACCTATGAACAAGTTGCTTCGTTAGATACTGATATGCGTGAAGCTTCAAGACAAGCGTTATTGATCGATCGTGTTAAATGGATCCATGATACACTTTCAGATTGTGCAGATGGTTACGATAGAAAATTTGATTATGAACTTATCAATATCCCATTGGTCTATAAATCAGATACAAAGGGTAATGGTTATTATGATCAAGGGCATCCAGTTTATGTAGGTGCTGGTTGGGGTAGGGATCCTACCTTGGCTCATGGAGCAGGTGGTGGTACATTTGACCGATCAGTAATTGCTGCAGGTGTTAATACTACATCTAGTAATAGAACACCACGCACAAAAGGATTAGAACAATTTTTAGAGGTACGATGGCAATTTTATGATAGTACTGGCATCGGACCTAGATATGATGGATCCACCAAGAACTATCGTGCTACTGATGTACTAATAGGTTTGGGAGGATTTTGGATATTTATTATAGGTAAAAAGCATCTAGCTTAGAGAGGAATTTATTATGCCAAATGGAGTAGGACCAGGGGCACAGGAATCTGAAGCCCAAAGAACAGCAAGACTGCGAGAGCAGGAACGATTAGCAACCGAAGCTATTGTTGCAGCACAGAGAGGAGTAGCAGAAGCAGCTAAGGCTTCTATACCTGCTGCTAGACAAGCTGCCAGAGTAGGTAGAGGTATAGCAAGAGCAGAAGCAGCTAAAGGTTTGGCTGCTCAACAGTTTGCTATGGGTTCTGGTGGTGTAAGTGGTGCTCAACTTGGTAGGTATACAGATATCAGTGAAAGGTATGCAAGACAAGCTGCAGCACTAGAAGCTCAAGCTGCTAAGGAGATTGGTGTATTGGGTATTACTGCGGCAGAACAAGAAGTGGCAGCAGGACAGGCAGAGCTTGAAGGCATCGAAAGACAAATGGAAATTCCATCTGAGTTTGAAGTTACACAAGATCAAATGGCTTTAGCGGAGAAGGCAATCAGTGACATGGTTGAAGAGTATGGGAACCTATGGAGTTTGGCAGGTGGTGATGATGAAGAAGGTGGTGCGGCATTCCTACTTCAACGAGCGAAGACACTTACTGATGCTGATGCAATTGTTTATCTTACAGGCAAGATTCTAGATATGGAAGGTCAAGATGATGCAGGTATACATCGTGAAGCAAGAACTTTGAATCTTGCACATGGGGGAGATGGTCAACCCCGACACGGTGAAGGAACTTGGAATTGGTAGGAGGAACAAACAATGGCTAGAATTATACCACCAAGAAGAGTCAGAGAACTTAAGGGTCCATTCCCTAGGACTCCTAAGCCTGATACACTAACACAACTTAGGACTGCCAATGAGATAGCTAAGTTGGTTGGTACCATTCTGCAGCATCCTGCTACAGATATGATCGTTGGTGGTCTGTATAGATTGTTTAGTGATACTGATGATCCTAGCACAAGAGCCAGAGGTGAAGGTGCTTTAAGACTAGCTGCTGCACAACAGGGGATGACACTAGAAGAAGTTGATACAGCAATTGGTGTAACCAAAGATGCATTAGCAGAAATGGATGCAGCTAGAGTTAGAGAGGCTGAACTTGCAGAAGGCATTGCAGAGTTTGCAGCAAGAGAACCTGTAAGTGGATATGAATTTGCTAAAGCAGAACCAGCGATAACAGCAGAGCAAAAAGAATTAGCAGAAGAGGCAAGACCTAGAGAAGAAGAAGATCTTCTAGCTAGCATCAAAGCGGAAGCTGATACCAAAGCTGCCTTAGAGGCTGCAGTACAGAGGCAAGAAGAAGCTAGAAGAGCACCAGTGGCTGAGAGAAAACCAGTACCTGAAGATGTTGATATTCTGCAGTTTATTGAAAGAGGCTTGATGGAAGGTTGGCGAGATGAACGAATTATTAGTTCTTTGCAGGGGATGGGTTTCTCTGATGATGATCTTCGTGGAATGATTGAGGATGTTCGTGGAGTAAAACCAGAAGGACCATTTGTTCCTCATGTGTCTATAGATCCTGAAGAGGTTGCAGAAGCAGAAGCTGATGTAGAAAGAAAGGCAGGAGAACTTGCAGCTTCTAAAGCTAGAGCTACACGAAGGGAAGTAATTGAGGCTAAGCTAAAAGAACTATTGGCAGCAAAAGAAACATTAACTGCTGTTAAAGGTAAAGAAGAAGAAGAAATTGGTTATTACGAATTACTAGCTGAAGCTTCTGTCGCTGATACCGATGCTGAAAAGAAAGCAATACTAGAGAAGCTTCCATTGCTACAAAATTATGGACCCCATATTCCAGGCTCATTAAAAGATTTGATTATGGGTTCACATAAGACCAAGGCTGAAGGAATCATAGTAGATACATTAGGTCTATCTGAAAATGAATTGGATAAGTGGAGAAGGGCACAAAGAGAAGCAGGATTAGCAGAAGCTACAGCAGAAGGGAAACTAGCTTCAGCCGAGAAGGCTAGGAAGAAAGCAGAACTTATTGAATTAGAGATTGGAGATTATACAGAAAGATCACAGGCAAAGATCAAAAAGGATATAGCAACAGGAGAATATAAGGAAGCTGCTTCTGAGGCTAAACGACTAAGAACCAGATGGGACAAGGTAAAGTTTGATCTAGATGCACCGAAGCTAGAAGTAGATAAATTAAAAGAAGATATCAATTTACTTAAGGCACGATCTGCAAAAGCATTACTGGCTAAAACAGTTGCACCAAAGGGTCTACGAGATGGTATCAGTGGTGCTGTTAGAGCTTATGATACAAAATTAAGTGCATGGATTCGTAGGGTTGCTGATGCAGAAGGTGCTGCAGCAATCGATCCTATGGCAATCACAGCAGGTATAGTTGATCTTGGCACAAGAAATAAGTTGAGGACTCAGTACAGAGCCAAGAAACAAGCTGCACAAAAGCTATTAAAGGTCTTGAAACCTCAGGTGGCATTTGCTGAAAAGCAAAAGAGAGATCTCCAAGCACTCATACCAGATCTTGAAGCTGCTACTGTGATAACAGAAGTTGATGCTAGACAAGCT